TTCAAGAAGATTTTACCTGTTAATGTGTTTGAATCTAAATCTTCAGGTGTGTTTGAAACTGTCACACGGAAGTCAATTAAACCTCTATCTCTTCTAATTGAATCCAAGATCGGGTTAACTGAATCCAAGAAGTCTTGTCTTACTTTGTTATCGTTTTGTTCGAACAACAATCTAATTGCCACTGCTGAAATCAATTTACGTGCTTGTAATAACAATCTTCTTACGTTTATTCTGTCAAGTGCAGATTCTCTAATTTGCATTGTTTTGTTACCCCAAATTACTGTACCTACATCGGAGAATGTTGCGATTGGGTTAACTCTACCTTTATATAAAGTATCTCTATCATCTTGTGTTAACTTACGTCTTGCTCTAATTGCGTTTACAAGACCTCTTGTGTAACCTGCCGATGCGAACCAAGGGAATGCAATGTTATCCGTCAATGCTAAATTCTTAACAACTTCAGAAGTTGGTGGGATATAGATTTGAGTATTATTAACAGTGTCTCTTGTTAAAATCCACGGGTAGTAAGTTGCCGTATAGTTAGAGTCAATTCCTGTATTTTCTAAATTATCAACAACTTCTTGAGGGTAAATTAACCCCTCTTCGATATCTTGGTATGTCGGTAAGAACAGATTAAAGTCAGGGGTTGTGGTAATGTAAATAGAATCAGCTCTATCAGTCTCAATCATGTCAATCGCATCTTCAACCAAATTAGAATTGTTTACATAATCAATACCCGGAGTTGCAAATACATTAATGTTTGTTGCTTCAGGATTTGCGAAAGTTGACTGTCCCCATTTGTATGCGTAAAAGTCAGTATTTGCCCAACTTTCTTGATTAGGTCCTGAAATTGCTTTAAATGCTCCCCAACCTGTTGCCGTAGGATATGTTACTGAAGTAGCCGCTCCGTTTTTGAAACCTGTTTGACCTAAAGCATATGTGTCAGTATTTGTTCTTGATTCTCTATAAATGTCCCAACCATCAAAACCACCATACGCTAATATAGTAAATTTACGAGTGTTTAATCTATAGTATGCGTTAGAAGCATCTGTAGGTTCAGAATTAAATGAACTAACCCCTACTTCAAATGCTGATTGTCCTGATGTAGAGTAACCATTAGCTATTGTTACAACCGTAGCCCCACTATCCATGTGGAAACCTTTAGTTAAGTATCCCCAAGCGATACCTGTAGTATCTGTCGCCAAACTTGCCGGTATTTGTTTTCCTTTATATTGGTAAAAATCATAATCGATACCCGTTATATTTGATATACCTAAGTATGCCTTTCTTGGATTTTCTCCACTTGAAATTACAGGATTATCACCACCAGAACTTGAACCAAAAGGAGGGTTGTAAATTGTTTCTCCCGCCGTGTAGTATTTAGTTTTATAGTTTACAAAAGGTGGAGTTGCGTTAGCATATTCTCTTGAAATATATCCCTCAAAACCACAAGGTAATGCATCTATTGGTGCTTCATCGCTCATTTCCAACATTACGTATTTAGATTTAACCTGATACTCACCATTAGATGTACCAATCTTGTTAGCTACGTAATTGTTATTTGATGGATCCATAGAACAATTAGTAAAACTTTCAATAACTTTAACATTTTGGTCGTTATCAAAGAAATCACGAATAAATACATCAAATGTACCATTAGTAAATGATATATTACCTATTGACATTTTAACCTGTGTGTTTGCTGCGTTACCGTCAGATATTAAAACAAATTTAAATAATTTGTAAACTTTATTACCTCTAAGTTCAGAAACCAAGTATGGTGTTTCAGGTGTTTGATATTGTTCTAAATAAAATCCTAAAGAGTCTGAATAATCAGGACTCGACACATCAGTAACACCAGGTAGAGATATTAAGTCACAATATAGACCTCTAATTTGACCTGCTCTGTAACCTGTTAAAAGTAAACTTGAATAAGTCTCCTCAACAAAAAGAGGAACTTCAGTTCTATTTTTACCAAAATTAGATCCACCAAATACTTTTCTAATAAAGTTTTTATCTGTTGATTGCATTGAAGTCTCAAATTCAAAATTATCTCCGTCATATGTTACGCCTGATATTGAGAATGGTAAATATGGATTTTTAGTTACACCTGAATACGTATTTGTACATATCATGGCAACATCTGTTGTGCCAGTAACTTCAAATTTTGGACCATGTTGTGTTGAGCTATAAGTAGTAATTCCTCTTGATCTTAAAGTTGCGACAACCATGTCATCGTATTCGGCATATGGAGTACCTGAATAATTTGTGATGTAAAATTTGGCAGAACCTGAATAGTTACCACCAGTTCCCGATAATGAACCAAGAGAACAACCAAAACCTTGTCCGTAATATGTATTTACCGTATTATTTTGGTAATTAAATAACCCATAGAACCAAGCATCGTTAGTGGTTGAATTTAATGTACCACCACTTGCTGATGTAACACCAAAGTTTTCAGTATATGCCGTTACTGTATTAACAGATCCACCTGTCACAAGGTTAAATGTTCCACCACTGACAATACCCCAAAACATAGAAGTTGTACCTGTTGATGATGTTCCGGCCAAATTAACTTGATTAGAAAGGTAAGTTTTTAAATCAGATTCAACTGAAGATGTACCACCATTGTATTCTGTATATGTGTTATAAAAATTACCGTCAACGTTTAAAGAAGATGGTACTGTTGTTAATGTAATATTAGCTGAAGTACCTGTTGTTCCCGTAAATAATACATTTACCGGTCCAGTATTACCGGTTGCAACAATAGATGATGAGTCAACATTTCCTATAGTGACAATAGACCAAGATGGTCCCGCATCATATCCTGATAACCCAAGAACCCTAGTAACAAAAAGTTGATTTGATTGTTGTAAATATGCTTTAGTTATATACGCTAATTCGTATTTAGGTATTTGTGTGTTTACAAATTTTTCTGGACTTGTTCCTCCAAAATAAACTTGGAATTCGTCAAAATTTGTAATAAAAATTGGTTCGAAAGCAGGTCCTTGTAAGGTTTCTCCCGCAACTCCCAATGTTGTTACACCCACACTTTGTGCAACAAATGTTAAGTCTCTTTCAGATGTGTAAACTCCAGGAGAAACGAAAACTTTGTTAGATGATGCCATGTTTTAAAAAGTATTTAAATTTTTATTTTATTATATAAATACCTCGTCAAAACACAAAAAACTTTACCCTTATATAATATTTATCAAATGGTAAGAAAAAAATCTACCTTTTTTCTACCTATAACTTTTTACAAAATGAAAAAGATAAAAAACTTAAAAATATCAGAAGAAACTCATAATTTATTAAAGAAATACTGCGAAGAAAATGGACTTAAAATGTATAAATTTTTAGAGAATTTAATTAAAAAAAATTGTGAAGTAAAAAAAGATTTATATGGGGAGTAGTTAAACTAAATATGCGGTTGTATATATGGTTGCCGATTTAGTTGGGTCTATCTTTGTTACAGTAATTAAAAACGTATCTCCATCAGTAATTTGTATAGTTGTTAAATCGTCACCGACATAATTACCATTTATAAAAACAGAATAAGACGATACATTATCTATTTCCCCAACTTTTAAATCTGCAGTATATCTAAAAACTTCAGTTAGTTGTGTTACCCCAACAACAAAAGTTAAATTTAAATCAAAATAATTTGGTCTTGGGGGTTGTGGTTTTACGTTTCTACCTCTTACTTTTGTATCCACTTCAAACATAGTGACCTGCCTTGATATTGCGGGTGATATTTGAAACTCTTCTTCATCTATAAGAAGTCCTTTCATAATAAAAGTATAGTTTGCAATGTAGTACTTTCTTTTTTCTAAATCTTTTGCCGACTCATCCCCAACACTTTCCATAATTATAGGTATATAGTGACCTTTAATTTGAGTGTATGCCTGTTTTGATGTGAAAGTTTGCATAACAATTTTATTAAAATCATTAAGCTCTCTCATCCTATTACAAAATAACTTAACATTAAATGTAATATCAACAGGGACTGGTTGAGGGATTTTATAAACTGTAGCACCTTTTCTTTGACCGTCCCAAGTTGGTACAGTATAATAAAAAAATTGTCTTCTATTTGGTATGTTTGCGGCACCTCCTTGAAATGTTCCGTATTTTACTTCCGGTAGTCTAACAGTGGCAATAAAAGGTAACGACACGTTATTATCTAAATCTTGAAAATTCCAAGACTCAACAAATTGTGACCAGTTTTGGTTCGTTATTATTTTATTAATTGTTGGTACTGTTTTTTCATCGACAACTAATTTTAATGTTTCTTTAACAAAATCTAACATACCTTTATCTAAATCCGCATGTAAAACTCCTTTGGGTAAATAGGTTCCTTGGTCAGTAATGTCGTCTAACATTTCCTGTCTTCGATCCCTACCAACTTTTTCTGGAGTTAAAGGTAAATAATTTTTTATTTTTTTAGGTAATGCCATTTTTATATTCCTCTAAATTCATTTTCATTTACAGGTGCCCCAATAATAGAACGATAGAATGGTTTATAACCACCATAGGTGTGTTTATTATCCGAAATAACACGACCATCATTTACAACTGTATAATACCTAACTCTTGTTTCAGTCTCATAATAACCAATATAATCACCATATGAAATCTGTATACCTAACTCATCTAATTGTTTTTGGTAAACACCAATTTTAATATTACCTGGTTCTGTTTGTGAGATTTTAGATGCCCCGTAATCAACATTAGAAGGTTGCTCAACTTGTACATATCCTTTAAATTCAACAGGGGGTAAAAATTGTATACCATCTTCTAAAGTTTCACCATAAACATCATCATTTACAGTTCTTTGTCTATCAACTCGATATAATACTACGGTAAAATTCATATCTCCACCTAACCATTCGTCACCCATAGATATATCCAAATCAAAATCTTGTTCAGAAAAAAACTTATTTAAACGAGTAATTGGAACTTTATTCTCTGCCATAACTATAAATACTTTGATTGATTTTTTCTTTTGTTTTATTATTATTTATATATTAATGGAAGATGCAATATCAAAAACGCCAGAGTCCAAGGCCCTTTTAATTTTAGATAATTATGAAGGGTCTAATAATTACATCCTTAATTTAAAACACAAAAAACAAAATAGTAAGTCTTTTGTTCCCACAAGACCTCAATCTGAATACATTATTAATTATCATAACGTACAACCAAAAGTTGCAAAAAAATGGGTTAAATTAGATTCATACTTTGGTAAAAAATTAATGGAGGATAAAATGTATACTAAGGAACCGACTGAAATATACGTTGAAAAACTTTTGGTCGAAAAAGATAAATCGTATCACATTTGGGGTAAAATATTTTCAGGTGACACAACTTATGATTTTTGGATGCCAAAATCAGCACTCGTTAAAGATAACGAAGTGAAAAATGTTGTTATAGATTATAGTAAATATAAACACAGAATGCCAATGACTCACCAAATTGAGGCAATTGAAAAGTTGGTTAGAAATAAAAAGTTTATTTTGGCCGATGATATGGGTCTTGGTAAAACCACATCAACAATTATCTCCGCTTTAGAAACAGGTGCAAAAAAGATTTTAATTATATGCCCCGCATCATTAAAAATTAATTGGCAACGTGAAATTGAAAATTATTCAGACAGAACCGTATATATTGCAGAAGGTAAAAAATTTTCAGATGAACATGATTTTGTAATCATCAACTATGACATCTTAAAAAATTTCCACGACATTAAGAAAAAAGACGACTCAACAATCCTAAAGACAAAATTTGATTTAGTCATTATGGATGAGGCTCATATGATTTCAAATCCACAAGCACAAAGAACTAAAATCGTAAATGACATCATATCAAGAATAGAAAGAGTTTGGTTGTTATCAGGAACACCTATGACATCACGACCTATGAATTATTATAATTTATTGAACATTGTTGATAGTCCTGTGGCTATGAATTGGATGGCGTACGCTAAAAGGTATTGTAATGGTTTTCAGTTTAATGTTGGTAAAAGAAAAGTTTGGAATGTTCAAGGAGCAACTAATCTTGACGAATTAAGAGAAAGAACTCAAACACACATTTTACGTAGATTAAAAGAAGAGGTTTTAGATTTACCCGAAAAAATTATCACACCCGTTTATTTAAGGTTAAAATCTAAAGATTATGAAGAATTGATGGGTGAATACTATGATTGGTACGACCAAAATCCCGAAGAATCCAATTCATTAACAATTCAATTTGGTAAATTAATGAAGGTTAGAAAAGTGATTGCTCAGGAAAAAATTAATAACACGATTGAGTTGGCTGAAAATATTATTGAGCAAGGTAAAAAAGTAATCATATTCACAAACTTCACCGACACCCTCCAACAAATCTACCAACATTTTGGTAAGTCGGCAGTTTATTTAGATGGGAGTTGTTCAAAACCTCATCGTCAAAATGCTGTTGATGAATTTCAGACTAACGATAAGATTAAAGTATTTGTTGGTAACTTGAAAGCTGCAGGTGTTGGTTTGACTTTAACTGCTGCCGAAGCGGTAATAATGAATGACTTATCATTTGTACCCGCTGAACACGCACAAGCCGAAGACCGTTCACATAGAATTGGTCAGAAAAATTCCACATCAGTTTATTACCCTTTATTTGAAAACACAATTGAAGGTGCCATCTACGACATCTTAAACAGAAAGAAAAAAATCATATCAACCGTTATGGGTGATGATATGATGGATGACGCATCCGCAATAGAAGAAATGTTAAAAATGATTTCTAACGGACGTTGATATTTATATATCATGGAAGTTAAGATTAAATATATTGGGTGTACTCCGACAAAAGGTGGGGAATCTTTAATTAAAGAATTCATAAACTTTTTAAAAAAGGAACATCCGTTAGAAAACGACGTTACCATTAGTTTTCAAAAAAATAGAACCGGTAAAATGACCACTGGATCAAGAACAAGTGGTAGTTTATTAAAAATTTTAGTTAAAGACCGGATTAATCGAGATATTTTAAAAACATTATCACATGAGTGGATTCATGAATATCAAAGAACCGTACTAAAAAGAAAAAAAGGTAAGGACATTGGCGGTAAAAATGAAGATGAAGCTAACGCTAAAGCCGGTGCAGATATTAAAAAATTTGAAAAGGATAATAAATCTATTGAAAAAAAATTATATTCCCCATTTAAAGAAAAAATTGAAGAAATAGAAAATAAATTAAAAATAGAATCAGTATCAAAACAAAACATTATAACCGAAATAAAAAAAATAAGTATAGAAAAATTACCTTATAATTATGACTCTGTGGGTGTTTTTATTGATAGTGAAACTATGAAAACTCACTACACTAAACATTACAAAACTTATGTTGAAAAATTAAATGTTGAGTTAGAAAAAATTAAAGGTCCTGATTTAGAATTAGAAGAAATCATTAAAAAAGTTTCTAAATTTAATAAAATTGTTAAAAACAATGGTGGGGGTGCCTTTAATCACGCATTGTTTTGGAAAATGCTATCCCCAAAAAAACAACAAATAAAAGACCCTATATTATCTAAGATAGAAAAAGATTTTGGTTCTTTTGAAAAATTTAAAGAAAAATTTGAGGAAGAGGGTAAAACAAAATTTGGTTCTGGATGGGTTTGGTTAATATTAACAAAAAATAATAAGTTAAAAATCACAACAACATCAAATCAAGATAATCCATTAATGAATACAGAAAAAGAAAATGGATATCCACTATTAGGTTTAGACCTATGGGAACACGCATATTATTTAAAGTATAAAAACAAAAGAGACGAGTATATTAAAAATTTTTGGAAAGTGGTTAATTGGGAATTTGTTAATGATTCTTTTAATTCACTATTAGAAAAAAAGTAAAATTGTAAGTCTTTTTATTTTAATGATATTTATATAGAAAATATATTATGTCTATTGTAATCATTAACGAACCAGAAAGAAGTAAACTTTATAAAAGAATACGTAATCTTTTAGGTGCACCGTTACGTGGAGTTGAGTTGGATGATGAAATGATGGATTCTTTATTGGAACTTTCTATAGAGGATTATGAACAACATGTTCAAGATTGGTTAATCGAATCTCAATGGACCTCGGTTTACGGTTTAAATCTTGATGAACAATCTATAACAAGAGCACTATCAACACGTAGTATGGATTGGGAGACCCAATACACTTATGCATATTCTAAAATTGTAGGTTTACAGGCGGGTGGTGATTGGGTTTTAAAAAAGGATTATATTGACTTAGTACCTAATCAACAAATATATGAAATACCTGCGGGTAGAGAACTAAACGAACTATTATGGTTTGCAAGACCTGAATTAGATGCCGCATACTTTGACCCATTTATGGGTGGATTCGGAGGATTTGGAGGTATTGGTTTAGGTGGTGGAGCAGGATTTTCACAAATGGGTACAACAGGTAACTATTTTATTACACCCGCATTTGACATTCTATTAAGAATGTCCGATATCCAAATGAAAAGAAGAATCATTACCGGTGATTTAACTTACAGAGTTACGGCACTACCTGAAGGTAAAAAGGCAATACATTTAATGAATGTACCTGGAGGTAAGTTTGACTTTGGTAATATGAGAAGGAATGATTATCGAGTTTGGTATTGGTATTATGACACTTTTGATAGAGAAGATTGTTTATCTAAAAATCCAGATGTTGTTAGGCTACCTTCAGATATACCATTAGATAAATTAAGATGGGATAGGCTTAATTCACCAGCACAAACTTGGGTCCGTAGATGGTTTACCGCATATTGTAAAGAAACATTAGGTAGAGTTAGAGGTAAATTTAGTGGTAATTTAAAAACTCCTGATTCTGAACTTACTTTAGAATATCAGTCTTTACAAACAGAGGCTAAAGATGAAAAAACCATGTTATGGGAAGAATTAAAGACTCGTTTAGAAAGATTAAGACCTGAAAAAATGATGGAGCAAAAAGCACTCCAAGCTGAAAATTTAAATAAATTATTAAAATTCAGAGCGTTTACAAGCCCATATACCGTAATATAATTTTATGCCAATATTTAGGTCAATACCATCTAAGAGAATAATACACGGATTTGAAGTAATTACTTCAGATAATGCCGTGGTAACTGAACAAAAATACACCACAAATGGCGAATCAACAATAGTGGTAAAAGATGTTGACGTTTGTGAGTTAATTTTAAATTCAAACACTACAGACCATGTTGTTATAAAGGCATTAACTAGAGTTAATGTTAAGGGCGACAGTCTTGTGGATGAAGAATTTGATGAAATAGAATTAGATAAAGGTGCTTGCGTTGAGTTTAAAAAAATTGGTGACTTTTGGTATATTTTATCGTCAGACGGATTAAAAAACTCTTAGTCAAAACTAAGAGCCATCAAATCCCCATCAACGTCAAATTCATATAATTCTTCAGAATCTACTTTAATATTTTTAGATATTTCCTCTAACATTAAAGACCTGTTACTTTCAACATAATCTTTATTAACTAATTCCAAAGTGTCGTCTATATACATATAATATGGGTCTATACCTACACTTTGCCAAAATGATATTTCAGTATCAGATAATGTTAAAACCTCATCTAACGTATCTTGATGTGCGTCTTTCATTGGGTAACCTCTCACTAATTCTGTTTGCGATTTAGTAAAGATTGGTTGATTCTTGGGGTCCTCAATTAATATGTCATGTCTAATTTCAGGACTATAAACAACTAATAACGGCTCAATTCTTTTGTTAAATGCCGCCAAGTATCTCGGTACATTATACTCACCTAATAAATCAGGATTCATCTCAATTTCTTTTTCATCAATTAAGTAACAATTTAAAACTAATGAATCTTTTTTCTTTTGTACGTCACCGTGAGATTTTTTTTCACCATTGTTTACATAATATATTGTATCACCAAGACCTGGATTTTTATTTGCCTGTAATAAAAGTTCCATGTGAGCCTGTCTTGACATCATACTACCTGACTTTGTTGTCTTTGTGATGTGAACTTTATAATCATCTAATGATTGTTTAACTCGAGCCTTATTTGCTATTTTAGAAAGTGGTATTTCTTTATTATAAATTTTATTCACATATTCATAATAGAAATCTAAAAATTCAGAACCCTTACCATCTAATAACATTCTTAATCCCTTATCTAAAAATTCTGCCACATATGTCTGTAGTTTTTTAGATTTAATTGTGTTACCCGTAAGTTTTACTTTACCTTTATCCGTAAGTAGTGCGTAGTTTTTACGAGCCACATTAATAGTTGCTGGCCATACCCCATCTATATCAAGACCCATTTCATTTCTCATAAATAAGTCATTGTATTCTGCAACGTCAGCCTCCGCACCAACATATTCTTTACCCTCTTTAACTAACCCATTCAATCCTTTACCTATGTATTTGTAATTAACTCTATCTTGCGGCGTTTCAAAGTTTACACCATCCGTATCCATTACTAATGGTACGTAACCTCGGTTCATAAAATACATAATCATTTGTCTTAGGTATTGCCTACCTGTACAAGTAATTTGTTCACCCATATCGATATCCCCCCATGGAAATACGTGTGGGGCTGATAATGAACCGAAGAATGCGTTGATAAAGATTTTAATTGGTAACTGCTTTCTGTCGTATGAAATTGCAAGTTTAGGGTCAGAAGTTTTAAATTCTCCCGCTAAGTTCTTATATTTGATACGAGTATCTCTAAAATACTTTAACATACTCTTCATCGCACCTGTAACATCACAAGCGGGGAATACGTCATGTACCAACTGAATTGACGGATATAGGGAAGAGTAGTCAAGTTTTAATACGTTTCTTGAGTATCCTACTTGGACCAAACGAGATAAACCACCAGTAAACTTTCTTTTTTCTAACTTTTTAGGAATTGCTAATTTGTGTTTGTAAGACCACGCACACATAATCATTTTCCATAAAGTAGCAGTACCCATCGTAGAAAGTCTCTCGTATGTTGTTGGTACAAGTTTGGACAATAGGAAGTTTGCTTGGTTAAACTGTTCATCAACCACCATAGTTTCATAAAGGTCATCATCCAAGTATCGTTCAATAATGTTTGAACCTTTCACTTCTAAAAACTTACCAGGGAATCTTTCCATTAGGTTTTCAGTGCCCGGCATACCTACTTTTTTAAAACCACCACTTTCAGGATTTAAATAGTAATCTTCATTGTCAAAATAAATTTTACCAATCTTATCCCCTTCTACGTAGACACGACTTGCCTTTTCTGCCTCAATAAACTTGGTGATGTATTTCAAAGACCAACTCTTAATATCAGAGTTAATTGCTTGTGCCCTACGGACTGCGTGAGCGATATCCACAATATTATATCCCCACATCTGTGTTTGAACATACGGTTCCATCTCATTAGCCAACTTTAGTATACCATCTTTCTGTTTTAAAGAATAGTCGGGGTGTAGGGTCTTTGATATTTTTTTAATGTTTAATTTTAATATCTCCGCCCTTTTTAAAATATATGGAAAGTCGAAGAATGCTGAGTTGTATCCACCAACTAAAGATGGTTTTAAATCATCAATTATTTTGAAGAATTCAACAATCATTTGTTTTTCTTCTTCTTCGTTTTGTGCCGATAGTATTTTTAAAAACCCACGATTATCTTTCATTCCTATCAAGAACATTTTACTCGTTTTAGGATCTAAACCTGTGGTCTCAATATCGAATACAAATCTATGTATATCATCATATTCATCAAATCCTTTAAATAGTCTTTTACTTTTTTGAATTAAATATTGTTCGACGGGGGATAAAATTGTGATGGAGTCTGAATTGTCTCTACCCCAAGGGTCAAGACCGCCACCTTTAAAAAAGTTTACAAGATTTGAATATGTCTTTGTTGTTTTAACCAAATAAGTTAAACCTTGCTTTAATCGTTCATCACCATGGTCTTCTAATTTTTCGATAATGATACCATTTTCACTCATTGCACGTTTTTGCGCGTGTTTATCGTTCTTGTAAAAGTTTTTACCTTTCAAGTCACCAACCCAAGCAAATGGGATGAAGGTATCAGGACGTAACATTTTTCCCTTAACAGGGTCCTGAATTACTTTATATATCTTTGAGGATTTGTAATCGTATTCGAGTGATACGATATATTTTTCTTCGTCTTCGCCTAATAAAAAGCGTTCGATTTCTTCTTGTGGAACCATAATTTTTATATTTAAGTTTGGTGTATTAGCTGTCACATAAGTGTGACATTTACCTTTGTCTTAAATATAAGTGTAAAATTCACCCTTGTCAAATAATATTAATGTAAAGATCCTCTCTAATTGGCGCAATTAATTCTCCGTCTTCTAATATTATTGAAAACTGACCCTTATACCTTCCTTTTTTGTTTGTGTCTTTTTGTGTCCATTTATAATAAATGTAATACTCCCAAGGAGAGTCCAAACTCCTTTTATATTTTTCAGTAAGATATGCATCATTCATAAATATTTTTTGAATTCCGGTATCTTCGCTAATCATAGAAAATCTAATAGTTGCGTTATCTAATATCCCATAAAATTCATCATCAGCATCTGTTCTGCCATCAAGTACAAAATCCATTTTTAATATGGGTAATGTTGAGTTTTGTTGTATAAAAAATTCCATAATTAAATGTGTTTATATTTGTAGGATAATTACCCCATAATTTGCGCCAGTTCCCCAAGAATATGTATACGTTCCTGTTATTAATCCCATTCCCGCTAATGTTCTATTGTTAAAGGTACTATATGTTGTAATAACATTCCCTGACACATAACTAGAATCGATAAATAATGATTCTGAACCAATATAAGAGTTATATACAACAGCCACACCACTTCCACTTCCAGAACTGGCGTTATATTGTAGACCAATCGTACCAAAAGCGGGCGGCATGGTAAATGTCGCTCCTGTGTAAAAACGTCCAGTCCAAGGTGATGATGGTCCAGGTGAGAATCTAGATAAAAGTGGAACCATAGACGAAACAAAAGTATCGGTTGACGCTCTTGGTGTCAAATCGGTTAAATTAATTGTACCTGTACCTGACATAACTACATTTGGCCCATCTTGTACAATAACCATATTAAATATTGATGATGGTGTTGGTGTAGGTGTTGGTGTAGGTGTTGGAGTTGGTGTTGGTGTTGGTGTAGGTGTTGGAGTAGGTGTTGGAGTAGGAGTTGGAGTCGGTGTTGGAGTAGGTGTTGCGGTAGGAGTTGGAGTAGGTGTTGGAGTAGGTGTTGGAGTCGGTGTAGGTGTTGGTGTTGGCCCTACCGGTAAACATCTTGACACACAAGTAACGATACCGTTTGTAATTTCATAAGTTGTGTATGTACCTGAATTATTAAATGCGTAGTAACCATTTAAACTACTCATTACCGTACATCCAGTACTAGCGCTATAGAATGTAGTACCAATAACAGGAACCGATACATCTGCCCGTACATTTATACCTGTCACCGTAGAACATGACCCATTATTTAAACAAGCCTCTGCGCTACAAGCCCCCGATAAACTACCGGTAAAATTACCAATACCACTAACAGAACTATATAAAACTAAAGAATTTGTATGTGTAGACGCTGAAGTACATCCTGAATTAGGGGTCAAACAATTTGGGCACCAGTAATTAAATAAATTAAATTTATCTTTTAATATTCTAAAATCGTGTTGTACTTGAGGACTACTAAACGCCTCCGTATACATTCTAAATTGCGATATCCCACCCATGAATGTACCGCCAAAGTTTTGTTCTAATAGGATGTTAGTTGACAATCCTGATAATGTTGTTGCCGATAAAATATTATTAGGGAATAATTCTGGGTCTTGTTTGTATGGTCCGTTAGTTAATGTGGTCGAAGAAAAAATTAAATGGTCGTGTAATCCTTGAGTACCTCCACCCCAAGAAATATTAAATGGGACCCCAATTTGTTTTTCTTTTTCGGTGTTTAATTCTCTCGGAATAATTTCTTCAAAGTTTTCAATAACCATAAAGTAATACCCATTAATATATAACTTTAATCTGCCCATTCTATACCAAGCATCATCAAACCATTTATGGTCAAATCTAATTTTGTAAACTTTATCTTCTTTTGTTGTTCCTGAGTGTGTTTCAGGCGGCATTATCAAATTATATGATGTATTATTCAAAATTGACTGATATGTGACTTGCCTTATATCATTTAAACCCCCAAGATTATATAAATCACATTCCTCTATAGTTGTATATCTTTCATATACCGCAGTAACCATAACCCACCTATCCTGAGTTATTGCGCTACAAACATAATTACACACATCATATATTGGTGGACTGCAAGCTTCTGTTATGGTATATCCCGTCTGCCAAGTTAATCCTGTTGTTTGACAACTTCCGGTAGTGACGCAATCACCTGTAATCTTTATGACTTTAACACAAAGTCTTGGATTTGCGGGACAACCACTAAATCTTATAGACATAGCATTAGACAGAACATCAAACTTAGGGTCTAATGGTGGTACAGGTATTAGTTCAGTACAGGCACCACACCCACACCCAATTTGATGTACCGCGGTTGTTGTACTTTGTGGGTATAAAGTGACGCAATTCGCATTTGTTACTCCAGTGTCTGAACATTTACAACTTTGTAAACTAGTAAGGCCTGTGGTCGATCTAGTATAACTACTATAAGATTCAGGACTGCCTGTAGCAAAATGGTAATATTTGTTTTCGGACCTTGTTCCAAAATAAAAGAAAGTACCTGAATTATTTGGGTATATATCATTAAGGTATTCTTCAGTGTCCTCATATATACAATACTCATCAATAATTCTTGGTTTAATGACAGTTTCCATGGTCCAACCCTTATTCATTCTTTCAGGGTACACCTCATAGTCATAACCAAACAATTTATAAAATCCTTGATAAAATCCCCCATAAAGTTCTTGGTAATAACCCACAGTACTTCCTGTTTTTGAAATAATATTATATATTGTATTTTTTGGTCTTCCTGAAAATACTTGATTTGGTGGTAATGTATATCCGGTAACGGTATGCATTTTCATTCTTCTATCGTAGTAATGTGGATGAAATTTATAATCATTTCTAATACCCATAGAATAATATAATGTTTCTCCTGACATTTTTGTAAATAACCCATTATCTGTTGCAACTAAACCAACATCACATGATCCTGTAAACGCTGAATAACAATTTAAATCTAAGTTATTTGGATTATAATAATTTTTAGAAACTAAAGTAGACCCTGAATAAAAATTATCAAAAGTCATTGTTAATTGTGGTGATGACCCGGTATAGTTTAAATCCATATTTATTGGTAGTCTATTACCGTCGTTAGCCGCGATAATGTCCGCAGAAAATACAACTTCTTCATCATAGTCCCTTTCATCCGCGGCCAAAGTCAAATCAAAATATTGTCTTGAATTCAATAATGATTTATATTTTGGATAATAATATGTATTTAAATTCTGAGTCGGCATTCTTTTTTTAGATAAATACTTTATATGGAGTATTTATAGGTAAAAGCCCACATGAAAACGTATAAATATTCAACAAAGGAAAGAGCGGAAAGAGTTTCTAAAACTTTGGGCTGTGCTGGTTATCACTATCATAATGAAGATGGAGAAAGAAAATACATGCCCTGTAAGACTCACGACATATTTTTGTCTAAAACTAAAAATAGTAAGAAACCTAAAGAATCTGAAGTTAATGAACTTGTTGATGACGATGGTACATGGCTTTCATCAAATACGCCGATATTAGACCCTGCAAGTACGGGTATAGGTACAAAAACAATGGACCAAATTATACCTTCAGCAAGAAATCCAAGAGACCCATTGTTAAGAGGTTGGTATGGTTACTACGGCGAAGGTCACGTAAAAGAAGAAAACATGTCAAAAGCCTTTGGTTTTGAAGACACAAAAGATATGGACGCGAAAGAAAGTCTTAAATATTTCAAAGAAAAATTGGGCATGGATGATGAAAAGGCTGAACAAAGGGTTGACGATGAATTTGGTAAAAGCCCTGAAAGAGATAAAAAGTCTAAGTATAAACATAAAAAAGGGTTTGTAGGTAGACCAATTTTAAAAGAAAAAGAAATAGATGAAAGTGATATTGCTGAGGATGTTTTATTAGACAAAGAAAAATATAATGATGATAGTGTTGGTAAAAAAATATTAGATATTAACCCTTTATTAGTTAGAAATATAAAGTCCATTAAAAAAATGGCTAAAGATAACGGTATAAGTGTTAAAGAATTAATTACAATTTTAAAAAATGAACAGTAATCTTTATAATAGAATTGCAATTATACCTGATTCGTTAATAAAACACTTAAGTGATTGTTTTGCTTCGATTGGTGGTAATAATAACATAGAGGGATATAAAAGAAATCAAGATTTAAGAACTTCTAAAAAGGTAACATATCAACAAATTAAAAGAATTAAGAATTGGTTTGATGGTTACAATGGAAACAAAGAAGATGCTCCATTTATATTAAATGGGGGAGATAGAATGAAACAATGGTGTGATGAGGTTTTAAGAGTTTGGAGGGACAATGATTTAAGTGGTAAAAAAATTAAGTCTGATGCTGGTATGCAAAACCAATATTTAGATT